GTCATAACTAATAGAAGAATGACAAGCATAGCCAATAGGATCTATAGTAAAATACTTTGAAGAAGGGCCAGTAGGTTTCCAAAAGAGTGGAGACCCCGCTACTGGATTATTCAATGCATAAATATGAGAATGATTATATATAGAAATGTCAGGGTCAGGATGCTGACCTCTAACAAAAGGAAGAGCAGAACCCGGGATTTGTATGCTACTGTCCACAATAACCTTGTGTCCCAGGTCCTGGCATGAATTTACTATATGAAAAAATGCTGAAAACCAAGGAGCATCTTCTAGCTTATAGTAACGATCTCCTACAATATTTATTTTCATAGGTCATCTATTTCTTCACCCGTCTTATGGGTGCTATCTTCTTTCTGGTCAGGGGTAAGAGCAGAGTCGGGACCCATCTTTAAAGTTTGCCAGTCCATAGTAGAAGTAAAATCCTTGGGTTCATTATTTCTAATTTTTACGCATTTAAACGTAACACACTGATCTTCGTGACTCCAAGGTTCAAGAGCAAATGCAGCATCCGCGGCATCTAAGATACCTTTTGCAAATCTTGCTTCACCTGTAGCATCCGTTTGATACGGAGAAAATACAGGAATTTTATACTCTTGGGCCATAGATTTTAAAGCCTTACTTACTTCTATCTGTTCGGTCCAATCATATTGTCCTGCGCGTGAAGGCGTGTTTGAACGCTTCACTTGGTTAATATAATCAACTATAACTACGCCAATATCCATAGAAGATTTTACTTTCATTTCTAGTTCTGAACGTATCTTTCCGAGAGTTAGCGAAGGATCGTATACAACATCTAGTTGCCGTTCAGGAATCAACTCACAAGTAGTTGTAAGTTGTTTGTGAAAATCTTCAAAGCTACGATGGTCTTTGTAGTCGTGTAACAACTCTTGACCTCGCTGGAATCGGCCAGCCCACCACTCTGCTACATACTCCCATTCAACTACACTAAGATTCTTTGAACGAAGCCTGGCTTGCGGTATCCCCGTTGCGATTGAACACAAACGCTGAAGAATGGAACGAGAGTCCATTTCAATAGTAAAATAAATGGCAGACTTGCCATTTTGATACACACTGTTTGCAATATTCGCACAGGTAAGAGATTTCCCTGCGCCTCGCCGTCCACCAACAAGAATCAAATCCTTCGGGGAGAATTGAATTTGATCGTCGTATTCTGTGTTCAAGCCAAGGCGCAGGTACTTTCCAAGCTCTTCTTCATCTTCGAAAAGAGAAATACGTTGCATACTCTCTTTCGGATCTTCAAGTTCAACTTTATCTTCCACACGCATAATAATGTCGTGTAGATGTTCAACTGATTCTTCCGCATCTTCAAATGAAATTGAATGCTCAACATAATCCTCAAGTTCGCGTAGAATCTCGCGCTGGGTAAATTCATTTTTTAGATACTGAAGTAGAACGAAGGGTTCTGCATCAATTTCTACGCTCTCAATTGCATATAGCTTTTCAAGAGTCGGCCCATCACGAGTAGCTAACTTAAGTTCTTCCATGCTCGGTAGACTATGAAAAGTTTCACAGTGCTTGTCAATACTTGAAAATATACTGTGATACTCACTGGGCAAGTAGTGCTTACGCACGTAACTCCAGGTCTCAAAGTCCTGCAGCAAAAGTACTTGCTTTATGAGCGCACTAGATACGTTCAATTATTTCTCCCCGAACATGAAAAAACAACCGTAACGACCCCGCTACGGTTGTCATAGAAAAATTACTGATTACTCAGCAGCTTTTTCTTTCTTTGCAGCTCCGTCATAGTCAGAGGCAACAAGGCCACGACGAGTCAGCATAGTTTTGACACCACGGGCAGTTTTGCCAATGGTTTCTGCAATGGCTTCAACAGTCATAGCAGAAATGTCACCCAGCTCTTCAAGAGGATCTACCCTAGAAGAACCTTTGGTGGTTTCTTGACGCGGAATCGCATCAATGTCACCAGAACGAAGCAGGCTAAGAGCCTTACCACGAATGCTGTTTACTGTACGGTTCAGAGCGTCAGCGATTTGCTCAACAAATGCGCCATCATTTACCATCTTGACAAATGTTGCTTCTTCTGCGTCAGTATATGACTTAACTGTCTCTACCTTAGGAGTGGGCTTAACGTGGGCCGTCAGCTCCATAGACAGAATTTTACCTTGAATAGACTTAGCTGAAAAAGCTCCGCCTTCAAAGTGCTCAGCGATTTGAGCATAGGTGTACTCGCCACTATTGTCAGAGACAAAAGCAGAAAGAGTAGCCTCTTGCTCGGGGCTGAAAGACTTGGATGCGCGAGTAGAAGCGAGTTCTACATCGTAACCCATTTTACGCAGCTTGCTAGAAACTGAACGAGTGGAGGTCTCCAAACGGTCAGCAGCTTCAGCTACAGTTTCTTGTGATACGGGCGACTCGTCACCAACCATTGAAGTCAGTTGCGCAGTACGCTCGTCAGTCCACTTAGGAAGTGCCATATTATTCTCCTAGAAATTCTAATATGTTTGTTATGATAATTACGCCAGAGTCTCTGGCTTGTTTAGTTTTGGCGGATTCAATACCGCTCTCATTTATTAAATGAGTTACATCTTTCGTAAGGCTACTTTTTACAACATAGCCAGCTTTCTCTAGTTGAGATGCGGCGTCAGCCTTTGTACGAAAAGAGGTAAGTTTTCCACTAATACATACAACTCCTTGCCTTACTGAACTCTGTTGCTTTTTTACAAAGCTCAAGTTTAATGGAAGATTACAAAAAAAGTATAAAATACTCTCGCCATAACCTTCAATCCAAGACATTAGGTTTTCTGTAGCTTTTGGCCCAAGTCCTGCTTTCGTGCAACTGTCCATATCTATATCAAGAATATTATCTACTACTGTAGACAGTTTTTCCGTAGCGGTCTTGCCAATAAGCGGGATACCCAATGCTGGTAAAACAAAATTAGCGGGGGCTTGCTTTGAATTCTGAATTTCAGCGAACAACCTACTTGCTAGTTTTTCAGAAGAAAGGGCTGCCGCAATATCTTCCTTTTCAAGAAGATAAATCTCTGTTATATCAGACAAGTCGAGTTTCTCGATTGCGGCAGGGCCAAGACCTTTAATTTTCATGGTCTTAGCAAAGTGTTCAACAGCTTTACTGTTTTTTGCAGAACAAGCTACATTTCGACAGTAAAGAATGTTGTTGACCCACTCAAGGACAAAATTGCAGCTAGGGCAATGTGTTGGTGCTTGAATACTTGTCATACACTTTTCCCAAAAGTTGAAAGTATATTATACGAGATGCGAGTAAAAATGTCAAGAATTATTTTTTTGAAGGTGTCCATTCAATCAATCCTACGCAAAATACGAGGAATAATTTCTCCACTACGGATAACTTCCACTTGACAGCCAAGTTCTAAATTGAGTGCTTCAATATATTGAATATTGTGCAAAGTAGCACGAGATACAACTGCACCACCTATTTCTACGGGGTCAAATATTCCCACCGGAGAAACAGTTCCAGACTTGCCAACCTGCCATTCCACCTTTCTCAATGTGGTTACGAGTCCTTTCGCTTGCTCCTTGAGAGCAAAAGCACCACGGGGATGATGAGAAGTGTATCCTTGGGCAAGGAAATCTTCAGTATTATTAATTCGATATACTACTCCATCCGTAGGATAGGTAGGATACTTTGACAATTTATTTACTACATGAAACCCGGAATCAAAAAGAGCTGACATAGAATCAGTCCAAGTGTCCCAGGTCATTCCTTCTACCCCATAAGCAACAAAACTTACGGGACGATTAGAAAATTCTTCCAAACTCTTTAGATTAAGAGACCCCGCTGCGACATTGCGTGCATTAGGAATTTCTGACGGGCATACTACCTCGCCAGTAATTTGGAGGATTTTAGTATAAGGTATACGTTCAGGTACTAGCATTGCTAGTTTCGCTGTAATATCTTTACCTATTTTACCGTCGCCTCGGGTTAGACCCAGTTTAAGCGTGCCGTTAATATATAGCAAAGATACTGCGGCTCCATCGAGCTTCGGAGAAGCTACGGCGGATTCAATTGGAAAGGGGGCTTCTGCTAAGTCAAAGCATTTCTGCAAAGACCACATAGGCCAATAATGTTCGATACCATCAGTTACTTTGTGACCAACTTGGTCATTACCAAAGTGTGCAAAAAGCACATCATACTCAGCATCCGAGATAATCGGAAAACCTGCATAATATGCTGCACTTGCTTCTTCAAGGAAATCGCGCATAAACCATTCTCCACAATTGAAAGGATATTATACGGAAAAATAAAGAAAAAGTCAAGAACTATTTTTAATCTTCCAGGTAGAGTACATCTAATTGTTCTTTGAAATGCTCTTCAAGAATTTCTTTACTTTCTGCTAGGGAAAGTATTTCTATTAAACCTGAGAAAAGTTCTCTACTATTATTAAAATCTAGAGGCAAAGAGACTCCTTCGGCACTCGGAAGCCAATCTTCCTCGAAGCCAAGATAGTATTTTCTTAAACTTAAATATTCAATTCCTCTAAAGGTATTTACTGTCAGACGATATTGTACTTCTTTTACTTCATCATAATGTATGATTTTTTCATACAAATCCTGGGATTCATACAGTTCCATACTACACCTCGTTTCTTAGAATCGAAGCTAAAGGAACTACACTTGTCACATTCGCAGGCTTTAAAAGCCTATATGAGTCTGTATCCCAACAAAAAGTAAGTAGAGTATCCTCTGACTCTTTTGCTCTATTCTTCTTCTTTTTTATGTAGGGGGTACTGAAGTCTAGCGTGCATACATTATATTTTAGTTTATTAGATTTTTCACTGCGATAAGTGATCACCGCATCGCCATATTCACGGATAAGATTTGCTAAATCTTCTTTTTTCATTAGTACTCCTTTTCATAAGGTTAGCAAAATCTTTTACTGTCCAAACTGAAAAATTGTACTACAAATGTACGAAAACCTCCAGGCCAAAAGCCTGAAGGTTCCCGCCTTGCCTCTGTATCCCTAAGTAGCGTGGGCAAGATCCACTAAATAGGGGCTATTAACAAATTAAGCAGCGTTGTTAATAGCATTTATAACAGTACTGAAGTACTGTGCTGCTTTACCAGTCAGCTTGCTAACGATTTCTTCGTCAACACTCTGCCCAGCATCGCTGATGGCCGCTACTAGTGCATCTTGGGCTGCTGCCTTTGATACTCTGCCACCACCAGTGGCACCGCCGGAAGCTTTTGAGCCAGAGGCAGGATCCTTCTTAACGTAGACTCCAGCCTTGGTCAAAATCATACGAACACCGTTAGGTGATTCTTCGAGGTGCTCTGCGATTTCTTTGACGATTTCCATTGAAGTCTCAGGGGTAGGATTGCCATCTTCATACATTGCAACTGCCTGTGCCTTCTTTTCATCATCCCATGCCATATTTCTATTCCTTTTTCTTCGTTGTGTAATGGTAGCTCCCGGACAGTTGCCGGTGGCTGCTAGTTGTTGTCTATAAAATCTGTCTGACACTTTTATGCCTTCCTTGATTTTGAAAGTATATTATAACGAAAAATACCAATGTAAGTCAAGAACTATTTTTACTTACCCCCAAAGATATTTTTAAATCCGTGATAGATCAACTCCGTATTTTTGCAGATGAGTACTTACTCGTGCCCACATCTCTTTCATAATCGTACCCTTCATAGGTTACGATAAAAACAATCGCGTCCCTCACCGATCCAATTCCTTCAACAACTCTCGTGCCATTCGAACATAGTCATCACGTTGAATGCGAACCTTTTCATGACTCAGTTCAAAGTAGTCATTGGCAATATACTTGATAAAACTATGCATTGCAAGGTAGTCTTTGTAAACTGCCACCATCACTTCATCTTCAAGTAGAGGGCATTCCGAATCAACACTGTCGTACGCGGCTCCTACCATCCGTTGCCATTGTTTATACTGGTACTGTTTCATTTCGAACTACCCCACATCTCTTTCATAATTAAATTCGACTAAGGTCGACTCCGTATTTTTGCAGATGAGTAAGTTTTGCTAAATCATAGGCTAAAGAGTAGGCTTTATATCCACCAGTACTTACTCGTGCCCACATCTCTTTATCATCATCAATATCTTCTACAACCCAGATAGAATAACACTTACTACCATACTTATCTTCATAATTTACATCCGAAAACCCGGGCTTTTCTGCTTGATAATTTATGGACAGTTCATGTTCTATAACTGCCGTAGTATGATGACGAGCAGACCAAACTATTTCTCCCTGTGCAAAGGTATCTGAGACGCACTCTTCTGGGATGTAATCGTATCCGGCTTTTTCTTCAACGGAGCTTGGTCGTTGTGGTACTCCGACTCTATCCAAGATTGCTTTAACGAATCCGGACGAACGGTATAAACTTTTTGCGACTTCTGCAACGGATTCACCTCGTAAATACCCGGTAACTGCTTCAGCAATTTCTGCGTCTGTCGCTGCTTTTCCTCGATTCTGCGATTTACGAAGCTGTATATAGCTTTTTTGATCGTGGTAATCATCTATAATCCTCTGTAGTCTTGCCGTATTATAGGCTATATTAAGTAGTTCGCAGGCTTCTTTTTTAGTTATCGCTTTTTGTTGCGACGAACTCGGAGGAGTCAACAGGTTGATTACTTTCTGAATATTCTCGTGGCTTAAGTTTTCGTACTCTTTCTTCTTGACCATTCTCTAACCTCTGTATCTCTCTGTTAATGTACCAAACTGCTTTCTTTAAGTCCTCTACTGCATCTTTCTTTAGACCGGCTCTCCAGATGTATTTTATTGCATTCCCCAAACAAAAGTTTAAATGTTCAGTAATTTGTATACACTCTACACCACTAGGATGAGCTTTATAATGTGGGGGATGATTTACATTATCAGTCATTTCCAACATCCTTTGTAGTTTCTACACTATAATAAAAAGTAATACCTCCTCCTATGATAGGAAACATCATTAGAGAACCAATACATAAAATAGTTATCATTACTCTTTCTCTAAACTTAACTTGTCTTTTAAACTCATAATATAAGCGGAAATTGAAAGTATAAGTATGGCCGCAGATTCACCTAATACTGTAGCCCATTCCATTTCTTTACTTTGCATTACAATAAGTCTGCACAAAGCAGTTGTTGCAATAATAATTGGAAGAGTAACAGGAATTCTATTGGTAGAATAAAAAGCTCCAACCATGCCTATAATTTCTACAAAAATAAATAGCATAAAAAGGTCGGAAAGCAAAATTTCTTTTGCCTCCCACATACCATACATATATTCTCCACTTGCAAGTAGAGTAAGTCCTCCAATACCTGCAAGCAATACTTTTTCACTGGCTACAGTTGACCAGTGCAATCCTTTGTTTAGCATTTAGTAAGGTCTCTCTAAAGGGTTCTCACTTTCATAGTAATCAGTTTCTTCGCAGTACCACGGGCCGCTGTCTGGTTCGCTGTACCACCACTTCTCTTCTAAAGCGTTAGGACATCTTACAGGATTCCCATTACTATATCCATCTCCAACTAGGTATTCCCCACAGTTGGGACAAGCATCTATACTATTCCAATGTTCCATTAGTAGTGCTCTTCTTCGCCTAACGAAAGAATCAACTCTTTTTCGTCAAATAAGCTCTGTAACTCTTTGTCTCGCTCAAGTCCTGCCTGTTTATGAGCAATATGATACTCTTTACAAACTTTGTCAAAAGTATCCCACATATTTTGAAACTTAAGTTCGTACAAGTCTTTAATAGCTACTATATACTTATACATAACCTCAGCATCTGAAAGCTCAGACGTATTTATTATATGGCTTGCTACTAACCCCATATCATCTGTAACTTTCCAACAGTCTTGAATTTGTTGCTCTAAATCAAAAATTGAGTCACTCATTTCGCTGTAATCCTCTTCTCGTAGTCTGCAAGATCATCATCCCACCAACTGGGTTTGGGTCTGTGAGACCATCCAACTCTGAAATTACGTCTTTAGTTATCTCTAATAAGATTTCTTTATAGCTACTTTCTTGCAATTTAACTTCTACTGCTGCAAGTAGATAGTTATATATTTCTTCTAAAATATTATCTATTTTTTCGGTTTCTATGTCTGCATACACTTCTTCTATATTTTTTGTTTTTGTTCTTCTCTTTGCATATATGCAATCACATATTACCTTTTTAAAATCTTTTTGAGCTTCAAAGGGCTTAACGGCAATTGACTCATCCTCCCAAGCACGATATAAAGTTCTGAGGCCTATATGGTAATTTAATTCTGTTCGTAAATCCTCAACTATTTTTGAAGGAGTTTTAATATGCATAAGCATTATTAAATCATTAGCTATAGTACGATGTTTATGTATTATCATTTCGCTGTAATCCTCTTCTCGTAGTCTGCAAGATCATCGTCCCACCAATTGGGTTTGGGTCTGTGAGACCAAACGGCAAAAGTAGCCTTGTCGAGATGATAATAGTCACGATAAGACTGTATAGGATTATCATAGTCTTTGAGCACGTCCGGCATTGCCAGTCCGAAAGTGGTAAATCCAAGTCTCTCCATCTTGAGAGGCTCCGGTAATTCGTTGATGACTGTAACTGATTTGTGTTGTTTTCCATACCGATAACGATATTCTTCTCCAAGTGCGTTTCCATAACAATGAGTCCACTCGTAATTATCGAGCGAACTTCGTGCCCATATAGTACATGGGTGATTATACATCATAGGTAAGTAAGGAGTGATAGTGCGCTCTTCCGGCTTGAGAGGCTTTTCTGGAGCTTTTGCCTCATTCAAAATAGCTGTCTCTTCCTTCGTAAGCGCACGAGGAACAAATCCCAGGATTAGGTCAATCCAGATAGTTGTGCAACATATCTGAGCAACTTCCAAGGGCATTTTTACAATGTGTTTATCGACATGAGCTTCTGCGCACTTGTCTAAATTTTCATCAAGATAAAAAAGGTTCATGGTATACTCCTAACAGAAGCATATATTATACTACAAACAACTTATTATGTCAAGCAATATTTTCTAGTCGTACCATCAATCTTTCAGCGCGATTTGTTACTTGCCGATACCAAAGACTGTCCCGGCCTTCTATAGCTGCCGTTGCCCAGTCCTTGTCTGCAATTGCTGCATTGAATTTTTTAAACTTAGAAAGTCGAGTGCGTCCCATATTGAACATCATGTTAACTAAGATTTCTTGGACTTCTCCAGGTAATCGATCAAAAGTTCCTTGTCCATATAAAGCACTACACTCAGCAATGGCAAGGTTAAGGTCTTTTTCAAAAACTTCTCGAACTCGTTCCTCACTAACAGGACTTCCTAATGATTGTCCTGATTCAATGTCACAGTCCTGTATTAGGTGTCCGATTCCAAAAGTTAAGTAGCCTAAGTGGTCTTGATAAATTTTATACTCCACTCCTTCATCAATCATCAATTGTTGGTAAACGGCATCTCTATTCATTTACATTCCTGCTAGCGAGAAATACATCCCCGCTCCAACCCATACTGTTAGAAAATAGATTCCAATAGTATTAAGTGGGCGAAATAACTGTGATTCTTGATTTTTCATTGTATCTCCTATCGTCATCTCGACGAGTTATAGTCTCACGACTAGTCTGTAATTACAGCTTCACAAGAGACTATTTCGTCTGGTTGTATTAAGTAGGAATCATACTCTGCTCTTAGTTCATAAGACAAAGCTCTTCCTGTTTTTACTTTATTTAAATAAGCTACTGCATCTTTACCTTCTATTCCTAAAAGGTCTTTTTTATATGTATGTGCAGTACTAGAGAAAAAGGGTACTCTTGTTTGAGAGTAAGCCATAATTGTTCCTTTAGAACAAGTTTCACTTGACCCCGACTCTCCGACAATACAGTATCCTGTATTTCCTCTTTCTTCAGTTTTAAAATCGTGATTTAATCCGAAATTATGTCCCATCTCATGAGCTAATGTTTTTACATCGCATCCTGAAACAGAAACAATTCCTGGGTAATAAATATCGTATCTTCCCATTGTTGCGACCCCGCAGAGAGGATCTCCAAAAAAATGATATGCAAGTCCTACAACCATATCTACACCATGAGTGTTAACTAAGCGGGTTCTTTCTCCTACTAACCAATCATGTGCACTTTTTTTACTATCTGGGAAATCCTCATTCGTTTCTATATGTTCTACTACAAATCGAAGAGGTACTCCACTATTTCGAAATAGTTGTTCGGCTTGTCGAATCCAATCTAGGGCTACTCTCCAAGGGTCTTTGCTATCTCCCCAAAGAGGGTGTAGTACTAAAGCAATACTTATAGGAGGTTCTCCTGAAACAGAGTAAGTACCATCCTCATTTTCTGTAATATCACTTAAAACTGCTGGTTTCTCCCAATATTCTATCCCCTTCATAGTTCGAAGGGCGTACCAGTGTGCTTTGCCCGCAAGAGGCCCTGGAGGAACATCAAATTCGATCATTCCTGCTTCTTGAGCACTTGTAGTAAAGGAAAGGGTAAGAAGTAAACTAGCTAATGCTAATAGTTTCATAGGGGTTCCTAAAGACATGGGGAATTCTGTTGCCAGGCTCCCCGAACCCCGCTTTTCGTCAACTATTAAGCAGCGATAGCAGTAGTATAAATGTCGTCGTTGGCATTTATTAAGGTTGTTGCGTTAAGGTAGCTTCCGCACCGATTCTCCATAATGTCCTTGTCCGTCTGTCGAATTCAAAACGCCCCCATCAAAAGCAGACTCTAAAACTTGGGAGTCTATCTCCAAGTACAACCCAACACTAGACCCATGTAAGATTGCGAGACCGCTTATGGTGGAGGCGACGGGAGTCAAACCCGTGTCCATCCGTCAATTCGTTACTTCATCGAATCAAAAGGTTTTTATACTAACTTTCTACTTCGTCCTCTACTGTGAGCACACCAGTATCAATTAAGTACTGAACAGTTCCTTCTATTCCTTCACGTTTACCTAGGGCCCAGCAATGGTAGCCACACCCTATAAGGCAAAACACAAATACTGCAATTTCAGCCGTTGTAGCCAATTTTTTCTCCGTAACTTAGTTCGGAATGGAACTATCTCATAGCGAATATTATATCAAAAGATACCAAAAATGTCAAGAACTTTTTGGAAGCGAGGTAAAAAATATCTCTTGACTTCCAGGTCATTTTCTCGTATAATAAGAACTATGAAAAAGTATGTTAAAAAACCGTGGTCAGTGCAAGAACGTATCTTACTAAGAGACAATTACTATACTGTCGATAAAGAAAAGCTCCTGGAGCTACTACCACAGCGAACACTACAGTCAATAACATCACAAGTTTATTACCTTAAAAAGAGAGGTTGGTATTTTAAACATGGAACTAATAATTGATATAGCATTTGTTATCAGCGCAATATTTTTAATTACTTGCCTCTTCTTAGGAATTACTGAATGAGCTTTGATGAGTTTTTAATTCTTTTTGATACAGAACTTGTAGAAATGTGGAGAAATAGCACTCACTACATTACTACAGATTATGGAAAATTTTTAGATATTAAATACGATGCTTTTATAAAAAGGGGAACAATATGAGCAAGAAAAAGCGTATGGGTAAAGGTGGTTACACTAGCAAAGGCGAACGTCGTACTACCAAAGCACGTACTAGTAAAGGCATGAAACGTCTACTTAACCAAGTAGATGCTTGGATAAAAGGAAAGCGTGTAATGCTTGTTGTAGACAAGGCAGGACACAAGGCGGAAGCAAGAACAGTCTGGGGACTGCCTCCTGCTGAACGTAAAAAAGCGGTATTAAATGACAGTTAGAGTAAGAAATAATAATGTTGAAGCAGCACTGCGAGTTTTCAAGCGTTTGTACTCAGAAAGAGTTTTTGAATATAAAGAACGTAGATACTATGAAAAACCTTCAGAAACAAAAGCAAAAGCAAAGCGTGCTGCATTAGTTAGGGAGAGAAAGAGAGTAAATGGCAACAAACTTCGAAAAAGCTAGAGATTTCATGAGGGCATTTGGTCAAGATGTACATACACGAGCTACATTACCAGAAAAGAAAACGAGAGACCTGCGATATGAACTTATACGCGAGGAGTTGGAGGAGTTACTGGATGCACTTAATAAAGAAAACTTGGTCGAGATCGCAGATGCACTTACAGACATTCTGTACGTTACTTACGGAGCCGGTCATGCATTTGGTATTGATCTTGATACTTGTTATAGAGAGGTTCATCGTAGTAACATGAGCAAACTGGGACAGGATGGTAAGCCTATACATCGAGAAGATGGAAAAGTAATGAAAGGCCCGGGCTACACACCGCCAAATCTTATACCTATCATACTAAATCCAGAACACTTTTACTAAAACTGATAAAGGGGCGATAAGCCCCTTTTTGTTATGCGAAAGTTTTTACATCTGTGATAGTGCACTGCCTTTTTCGGTCGTGCTTGTCTAGAATAAGAATAGGTTCTCCTACTGATACGTTCCTAACCCTGGCACTTTTTGCTACTTTATCACAATCATACGTTACTAGATAATAATTATTGTTTTTATCTCGAACAACTACTGATTGTTCGTCTGCGTATGCTGCCCCCACAAACACTAAACATAGTGCTGCAATCATATATTTCATACGTTTTCTCCTATCGTCATCCCGACGAATCTGTTGTCCTCACGACAAATTTACTAAAAGTTCAAAATGGAAAATACCATTTTGTAATAAAATTGTAACATTTTTGTAACAATTTTGTCAAGAAATATTTTTGCTTTTCATATCATAAAAAAAGAGCCTCATTCGGCTCTTGGTTTAAGCATTAGAAGTTTTGATATTATCTCCACATCTACTCCATCTATCTCATTCATATGCAACTGTCGAATGGTAAGATTTGGACTTGGAATATCTTTTGATTTGATAAACCTACAGGCACAGTCTGCGTAATGAGCACAAGTATATATGCCATGTATCTGGTCATCATCGTATACTAAATGATACATTATAAGTCAGAGTAGCTATACTTCGGCGGAACTTTGATTGTTACTTCATCTTCTATCTTATCTGCAAGATTCCAGATGTGCTTGTCAATATCCGCTTGAGAGTACCCAGAAGCAAGAAGAAACATATTAAATTGAGTAAACATAGTTTCTATACTTACATCATCTTCTTCAATTCGAATGTCTACATTGATTTTATCAGAACTGTTGTAGTCCGGACTTTTATTAAAAGTGTAACTCATCTAAATCTCCTAATATTTTTTGAGGTGAAGTTTCTCCATAAGGATCATCTTCTGCGTTTGGCTTCATCCCGGGTTCCACCCAAGAATGCAGAATTTCTTTGTTTTTTACTAAAGCAGCATATCTCCAGGACCTTTGTCCAAATCCAAGA